TAGTGTTGATATGTAAAAAGCACTTCCAACGTTCGCTTACGGAGGAAGTGCTTCACACAAAAACTAAACTAGACTTATAGTATTGGAAATACCACTATAATCTGTGTATCACTTCTTTATAGGCTGGTTTAAATCTGATGTCGACAATAAATAGGAAAAATCAGCTCATGTTTTGTTGTATAACGTTACTTTTCTCAATGTTCTCTAGAACCTCGTCGATGAAAAGCGAACGATAGTGCGGACATTCCAGTACACCCTTTTCTTTCGCTTCCCGGTACACCTTTGAGAATAGTTTTGCTTTCTCCTTGTCGGTGGTCGGCAACTCATCTATGGGAGTGGCAAGAAACCGACACCCCCAGCCTTTGCAGGTAGGGGTGAGTTGGCAATAGTTTGTTCCCTCACAAGTGAACGCACATTGAGATATTATGTTTTTCATTTGTCTAATTTTACAGCTATACCTTCAATGATATATTGGTCTTTATTTAAATTTTTCCCTTTTAGGTTTATGATAGCATTAGCTCCAAAAGTTTTTGCTTTTTCTACTAACCTATCTACCATATATTCAGGCGATGCAATGGCATAATCCGCAAATGTATTAGGGTCTCCCTGCTTGATTATTATGAGTCCATCGGTATCACTAGATTTTCCTGGCTTTCCTGCTGAAAAAATGATTGAAATCTCAGAAATTGGAGTGTAGCCCAGGGATGAAGGAACGGCATTTGATGGGTAAATATAGAAACCTTCATTTACATATTTGGTGTAGTCATTTACATACGTCTTTTCTGAATATCTCATAGAGGTGCATGAACTCATAAAGGCTATTATAGCCCCCAAAAATAGCTTTCTCATATATTGTGTTGGTTTAAAATTATAATCTCATATTACGTTCGACCACCTTTATTACATTGTATATCTCTACCACATCGTCAAATAGTATAATTAGAAAGGTAAATTATCTTCAATTTTTTCTCTTTTAAAAGATATAAAATCTTCTTTCCATTCAGCAGGACGATATAATTTTAGCTTCATATTATTATCAAAAATGGATTTATCGATAAACAATTTATCACTTTCTCCATCTTCTTGATAGTATCTAGTAAATATATACTCTTTTTTATTGTTGTCGGCCTCTCTGAAGCTTCTAGCGCTTAATAGATTTTTTAAGTCATTAAAATCTTCAATGTAAAATTTGTATTTTATATTGAGATATTTTTTTAACTCACCTATAATTGGATGCGATGTTTTTATTATTTCTTTTAATTCGTCTTCTTTGTCTTTATTTGTTAGTTGTATATAATCTACTAACTCTTTAAGTGTGGTGGCTGTATTATTAATGTCTCTTATTAAATTAGTTTCGTTTTCTCTTTGCTCTTGTATGAAAAATTTTTTCATTAATCCAGCAAATTGCTCTCTTAAATAAGATATTATATTATCTGCACTTTCGAAATCTTTTATGTTATTGTTGTTGGGCAAGTTTTTTATTTCTTTAATAAACTTGTAAATATTAATATTGTCTACATATTTGTATTTTATGTCTTTGTTATTTTCATTTAGAAGAAAAGTTTCATATTCAACAAAGACGCTTTTTTCTATAAAAATAAATATATGTTTATTTTGTTCTATAGCTGTCTTTAATTCCATATTTGATATAGAACGTTCTTTATTTCCTTCGCTTATACTTCCAAATCGATTGCCGATTATAGAAATGAAAATATCAATGTTTGAAATTTCTTTATAACAATAATTTTGCAAAGATTCATTTGACCCGTAAGCTATATCTCCCTCTTCATTACGTATAGGCTCATATCCAATACTTTCTAAAAATTTGTCTAATTCTAAACGTACTAATCGCAAATCATAAAATGTTGAGCTTATGAATACACGTGGTTTTGCCATAGTATTATTTTCTTTCGATTAACAAAATTAGTTTTTCTAAATTCTGGCTATTCCTATTGTTAGCCTCTGCATTGAGTATATTGGCTTCTGCATTTTTCTTACTGGCTTCAGAAAGATTTTGGATGCACTCTATATACTCGGATACATTATGGGTTGAATCAATATATGATTCATTTGTACTATATTGATTATTTTGGGAGAATGCTTCTCCTTTTCCGGTTAATAACCAGTACGCATTAACCTTTTCTACTGAATTGACTATTTTTTCAAGTATATCACTTGATGGCTTAGAAGCTCTGTCCTTTCCTAAGTAGTTAGATATGCTTGTAGGGGCTATTCCGATAGCACGTGCAAAGGCGGCTTTGTTTCCGTCAAATAACTCTTCGACAATATATTGTAATCGCTCTGCTATACTCATTGTAGTATAAATTGGTTAAAAATAGTAAATATGGTATGAAATAATAATCAATATAGTTGTTTTTAATTCTCAATATAGTATCTTTGCAACATCAACGTCAACAACGACTACAAAATAATGAAAAATAGTTGAGTTGGCAAAATTAAAGTAATACCTAAAAAGGAGTAAGACAATGAAAAAGTACGATTTACACAAGATTATGAAAGCGGCTCACGAGATATACAGAAGATATTTCAAGCTATACCAGCTTACTCACGGTGTACAGACTTTCGGTGATTGCTTGAAACTCGCTTGGGCTAACGAAAAGAAACGTGTTGCTGATGAAGAAGCGAGAAAGGCTGAGAAAGAAGTAATGAAAGCAGCTTTGGTACGACCGGAAAGAAGAAGTTCTTATGATTACTGCAACGCTCCAGCTTCAGCTTACTACAATCAGAACAGCAAAGGTGCCTTCGGTTCCCGTTACGTAGGCGATTAAGATAATTATTCGCAGAAAAGGCAGCTACATATACCATGCAGAACAGCTGTACGCTTAACATGAATACTTGCGCAAGTGGCGTGCAAAGCCTTGCATGGGCGAATTGAAAGATTCTCCGTCCGGTCATTGAGCCTACCCTTTGATGGGAGACGGAGAACGAAATGGAGTGATTGCCCTAAGCAGTCTATTCGGAAGAATCCGCGTCCAGTAGGTTTGAAACCACATTATAAAAAGGGGCGAGTAAAACGGTGGTGTGTACTTTTAGGGGAAGCCGCTATCAAGGGTCGAAGCAAGCAGCTATGGAGCAGAGGCAAGCAGCCTGGGAAATAAGAAGCCGACATGCCCCGAACGGTCATGCAGCGAAGTACAGTAGCTGATAACTCCGGTGAGAAGAGCAGAGAGAGCTTATTGGGGCACAAACATTAATTAAAACTGAAATGAGTAATGATAATAAACTTAAATCTATTCATACCTCCCTAAGAGTAATAATAGCTTTGTTGGGTGCTATAATAGGCATATTATGTTGTAAATAGCAATGTGGCAATAACCTTTGCTTTCGTACGAATAATATTTAATACTTATGATTATGAAGGATTTTTCAACAGCAATAGGTGGCCCTGTATATAGTATTACTTCTTTTATGAATGCAGAATCGACACATGTTGACGGATATAGAGGTGAGATTGTTCTCAATGGAGTAATAATAACGTGTGTGTGGAATAAATGAGGTGTTTTGATGTATTATGCTTATCACAAAGGGTGGAGGAATTACCTTAATACTAAACTCATAAGGAGACACCCTGAGATGTTTCAATTGGTTTCTACAGCTTATACCCTAATTACAGAGGTGAAGACAGAAAATGGTGAAGATGCGTTTCTTCTGAATGAACTATAGAGAGGGGAGTAAATAATTTAATAAACGTGAGTAAAAACGAACTTATGAAAGCAATTATAGAAAAGCAAGTGACAATACTTCCTACAAATAGCGGGTTTGTCAGTAAGAGTGATACCGGGAGAGAACCTTGCATAGTAATTATCAAGTTGTTCTCAATCCCGATATACAGAAAAGAAGTAATTATACCCAAATGAGTTTTAGTAACTCGGAATATGGAAATTGGGTTTTGACACTCTTCAAGGCTCCTTCAAGGAAGTAGATTTCACACCCACCTCCTTTTAGAGGACATACACTCTGAATTGCATCAAGATTGATGATGCACTTTTCCCGTTAACAGGGATTTCAATGAATTTACTCATACTTACTTAATTTTAAATGTGGCAATGCAAAGTTAAGTAAATCTCCCGAATAAAGCGTGATGCCGCCAATCGGATTGGCTCGGGAGAGCTCAAATACTAATCATTAAAAAATTATAGCGATGAAAAAGCGAATAATCACAGAAAACTACACTCCGGCTTTGAGAGATATGGAGGTAGGGGAAGTTCTAACTTTTCCGGTTAAGGCGTATAACTCCATAAAGGGGACAATTATCCCCCGATTGAGATTGGAGTTCTGCGTTGAGGATGCTGACTGGAAAGTAGGGGAGGTTAACAAGAGGAAAGGTATTTTTGATGTGGAAAGGGTCGCGTGATGGTGTCTCTTTCTCCTACGGAACTGCTTGTCGCGAATGAGTACTGCAAGGGGCTTGCCGACAAGGAGGTGGCGGGCAATCTGAATAAATCGGTTTGGACTGTCAAGACCCAGAAAAGAACGATATACCGGAAGTTGGGTATTTCCAAAGATACGGAACTGCTTCTGTATATGATTTGCGATAGGCTTAAGCGTGATTTTGATTTGAAGGAATTACGCAGACACGGGCTTGAATTCCTATTCTCCATTCTGTTCTTATTGATGCAGGTCACTTGCAATGATATTGACTTACGGAGAATGAGAATACCATCACGGGTACGGACAGCTATGCGATATATAAGGACTGGCCGAAAGAATAATAACGACTTTATTTTTTAACGGTATGATATACGAAGTGAATGGTGATTTACGCAGTTCCATGTTGATTGACGGGACAGCGGAGGCGAGATTGGCAGACATCCTCACTATTATGGATTCTCGCACTTTTCCAAAGAGAGAATCTGAAAAAATAGTAGGAGGTCCGGGCAGGTTAAGAGTGTTGGTAAATACTCAAAGAGTGAGAGTTGAGTATAAATCTAATGGGAGAAGCTATTACAATGCTTCGGATGTGTTGAGCTTTGCAAAAGTAAGAAAGGGAAAGAACAATGAAAAGAAGAATCATTATAAACGTGCTACTGCTTAACGTATTGGCACTACCATGTTTATTGATGTTTAATGATGTAGACTCGGTAACGGGAGACTGGAATTATGGTATAAACCTTTTTGGCCTTGTGTATTCGTATTGGTTTTATCACAATGTCCTGAAAAAGGTGTCCAAGATATAGACCTCAGCGGAGGAAGTGTTTCACACATAATTAGATTGATTTAGAATTAGACATGGGAGTTGTCTCTACTCGTGAGAGTAGGGACAGACACGGGCAATTAGCTCAGCCTGGTAGAGCGGTACATGTAGTTAGTATTGGTAATTTGTCATGGTATTGTTTAAAGGTTTCATGTACAGGTCGCGGCGTTCAAATCCCGCATTGTCCACAAGCTTTTTATTGTTTAATCTATAATTCCGTTGTAAAGGACAACGTGAGGTGAGAGTCCTCATTTAAGTTTTTATTTTGCTTTTGTTTTAAGTGACTATCCCGGTATGGCTTGACCGCCTATCCGGGAGCAACTTTGTTAACCTGCCTGCCCGGTCTGTGAAGATATGGTAGGCAAATATGGGCGTTCGGTGTAATGGCTAACACAACTCATTTGAGGAGATTGGCGGTTCGAGTCCGTCAACGTCCACAATCCGAGAGAGGGTTATTTAGTAGTTTTGTCGTGTTTTATTTTTTGTTTGTGTTTCAAGGTGAACGGTTTGTGAAAATAGTTCACCTATTCTGGGAACGTAGCTCAGTGGATAGAGCACCGTGTGTGGTGGAAGGTTGAGAGTTCGATTCTCTCAAGTAGATTCTTAGCTTAATGGGAGAGCACCACAAGCGGCGGTCGGTGGTTCGAATCCATCCGTTTCTACAAGCCTTTATGAGAGAAAATCCGCTTTTAGTCCGAGAGTAGGGCGAAGATAGCGCAGGGAATCATCCGCGCGGCATCGGTTAGCCGTTGACTCTATCTGAAAGGTAATGCGAAATCGGATAGGATTAGGAGTATTTGTCGTTTGCGCCCCGGAGAATACGCTTCGGGGCTTTCCTTTGGCTATTTTTTTATTAACCACTTTAATATTTTCTATTATGGGACTTATCAAAAGACCTAACGAGCTGACCGTTAAGACTACCTTGTCAGCACTGATTTACGGCCAACCTGGCATGGGAAAAGCCCAACCACTGTATTGCAATATTCTAACGCCAACTGGATTCAAGAAGTTATCTGATTTATCCGTCGGCGATGAAGTTATGGGGCATGACGGAAAGGTGCAGAAAGTTCTTGGCATCTATCCGCAGGGGGTAAGGCCGGTGTATCGGATTATGACTAATGATTCTGCAATAACCTATTGTGATGAAGAACATATATGGACAGTGAGGTCAAGTACAGGCAATAGCCGAAAGGCGGGATTCAAAAATGTGACTTTAAAGGAAATGATAGCGAAAGGTATCTCTTGTCCTTTGTCTCCTTCCAGACAATCAACAACAAGAAAGGCAATACCTCGTTATGAGATTCCCGTTGCAGAAGCTATGGATTATCCGGAAAAGGAGTATGAAGTAAACCCGTATATTTTGGGTGTTTTAATTGGTGACGGCTCTTTGACTGGCAACGTTGCTATGTTTTCCAATCCTGATATGGATAATCAAATATTGGAAGAAGTCAAGATGCTGTTACCAAGTGTATATTCTATTCGGAAGAATGAAGCTCCGCAGTGCCCACAATATAGTATTGTTCTTCGGGGTAATGGTGAAGGGTATATTCAGAAGATAAAACGTTTAGGATTGAACGTTCATTCCGGAGATAAGTTTATACCTTCTGAATACAAGCTCGGAAGTCGTGAGCAGAGATTGGCCTTGTTACGCGGGTTAATGGATACTGACGGGCATGCAAACAAGAATAGAGTCAGTTTTTCAACATCAAGCCGAATACTTGCGGATGATTTTGTTCATCTTGTCCTTTCCTTGGGGGGAATCGCTAAAGCAGTAGGTTATCCAAGAGAAGACAAGGGGATTGAATATAGAGTTACCGTTAACATGAGCGAATGCCCATTCACGTTAGAACGGAAGGCTGCGCAATGGAAACCTGTCACCCCGTCAAGATATATAATTGACGCAGAAAAGATAGAGGATTCTGAATGTGTTTGTATCAAAGTGTCGAATGAAGACGAACTGTATATAACAGATGACTTTATTGTAACACATAATACCACTCTTGCATTATCGGCTCCCAATCCGGTATTGTTCGATTATGACGGCGGTATTCACCGTGTCAATGCCGCCCATCGTGTACCGACCGTCCAGATTACAAGCTGGGACGAGACGAACCAGGTACTTTCGTCCGAAGAAATCAAGGAGTTTTCCACTATTGTGATTGATACTGCCGGAAAGATGCTTTCTTTCATGGATAAGGTGATTATGGCAGCGAATCCGAAGATGAAGAAAGCGGATGGTACCCTTTCCCTGCAGGGTTATGGAGTACGTAAGAACATGTTCATCAACTTCGTTAATCAAGTCACACTCATGGGCAAGTCTGTTATCTTCGTGGCTCATGAACGGGAGGAGAAAGTAGGCGACGAAAAACAGATACGTCCGGAGATTGGTGGCTCATCTGCCGGTGATTTGATTAAGGAGTTGGATTTGGTTGGTTACATGGAAGCTATCGGTAAAGATAGAACTATTTCTTTTGACCCGTGCGAGAAGTTCTACGGCAAGAACACATGTAATCTTCCTTCTCGTATCAAGATACCCGTTATCATTGATGAGTCCGGTACCGTAACGGGTGAGAATGATTTCATGACGAAAATCATCAGTACTTATAAGGAGTATCAGACGAAGCAGACGGAACTATCTTCCGAATATGATGCGGTTCTTGATGCTATCCGTGACGCAGTGGAACAAGTGACCGATACACAATCTGCCAATTCTGTTCGGGAAGCTTTAGACACCATGACGCATATCTTTGACAGCAAGGTACGGGCAGGCATGATGCTCAATGAGAAGTGCAAGAGACTTGGCTTGAAGTTTAACAAACTCAGCAAAAGGTATGAACCAGCAGCCTAAATACAGATTCTACCCGTCACTGCTCGATAAATTCGAGCAGTATTTACGGGCTGATGAACAAGTAGAGAGCTTCTGGAATGTCGATAATGAAACGGGGGAATATAAGAAAAGTCCGGAAGTAATTGAAGCGGAGCTGAAGCAAAGCCTACTTGATGCGATAAACCGTGTCCCGTTTGAGAGTGAGGCAGCTGATAAAGGAACGGCCTTTAATGCTGTCATAGACTGCTATATCCACAAGAAAAAGCATATACCAAGCGAACGGGAGCCATACACCATTATCGGTGATGGAGAAACGAATACCATTCAGGTATATTTTCCAGCTACTGATATCGCGCCAGAGCGTAATTTCTTATTTGACCGTAGCTGGTGTATAGAGCAGTCGAAGTATTTTTCCGGTGCATTGTCCCAAGTCTTTGTGTCCGCAGTCATTCCCACTCGCTATGGTGATGTGGAACTTTATGGGTATATAGATGAGCTCGTTCGTGATACTGTATATGATATAAAGACGACATCTAAGTATGATTTTGGCAAGTATGAACACGGCTGGCAGCGCCATGTATATCCTTACTGTCTGATTGCTTCCGGTCAGATGGAAAGCGTGAAAGCGTTTGAGTACACTGCCTATCAGATGAAGGGCGGTACCAGTCGGACACCACTAATTAGCGGAACGCAATACCCGGAATACTACACTTATAACCATGAACAGACGATTAAGCTGCTTACGGCACACTGCGAGCATTTCATAGAGTTTTTGGAAGCAAACCGAGACATTATTTCTGATAAAAAAATCTTTGGATTAGAGTAATGGCACAAGAAGCAATTCTGGAAAAGGTCAACGGCGAGGTACACATAAGCAAGTCTTTTGACTTCATGTGTTCCCAGCTTCGTAATGGTCGGTATCGTGTAAAAATCGAAAGGTTCACAGAGCCAAGGACGCTGTCACAGAATGCACTCATGTGGTTGTGGTTTACTTGTATTGAGCAGGAGACCGGGACGGACAAGCAGGACGTACACGATTACTATTGTAACCGCTTTCTCAGAAGGACTTCGTATTTCAGAGGAAAAGAAATGGTCATTGCCGGAAGCACATCGAAACTCAATACAGTGCAGATGACTGACTTTCTAAATAAGGTTCAGGCCGATGCTGCTGCCGAACTGGGAATAACGCTCCCTCTTCCGGCTGACCGTTACTATAATGAATTTATCAACGAATATAAAGATAGGAGGTAGAAATGAATATCACCAAAGCAAAAATTACGAAAGACAACACGCTTGTTGCCTCTTTCAAGAATGAGAATGAGGACAATGTAACCATTGAGGGAAAGAATCTTATCCATAAGGATTTACGTGCAGCGTTTAACGAATTGATTCCTCACCTTGCTTTCCTCTGTGAGCAGAAAGAAGCTGATGGAAAGGACTCCATAGATGAACTGCCGGAAGAAATCTTCTCTACATTCGAGGTCACGGGCTACACAGTTAGCGGTTCGGATGACAATGAAGGTGTGGTATTGGTTGGAAAACGTTTTCTTAAAAGTAAGAAGGTGCTTAACCTTATAGCTCCGTTTACCATGTTCAACAATGAGAACGAGGAATATAAGCATGCATTCGAACTGCAGCAGGCAATTGAGGCATGTAATTATGAAGTGGAACAGTATCTTACCGCTAAGAAATGGGCGGTAGTCCAGCAGGAACTTCCGTTCGATGGGGATATTCCTACGGACATTGCAGCCGACCCGGTGGGAGATGCTGCATTTGAAGAAGAAGCGAATGAGTTCCTTAAACAAGTGGTGGAACAGAGTGGCACTACTCTGACAATTGACGGGAAGAAAGTGAAGCCGAGAAACAAAAGTAAAAAAGTGAAGATTAAAGAGCCGGCAGCTTGATATGACAGCACCTTTTTGTATCACCAAATATCCGGACGGCTTCAAACTGAAATTCATGTATCATCCGATGTTGGTTAAATGCGTGAACAATATTCCATCAGTCAAGGCTAACGCAAAGAAAGCATATCTTTTCAATGAAAAGGCGTGGTGGGTTGACTTGGCTGATGAATGGTATGTTGATACAATGGCGAAATGGGCGGTACAGCAGGGATTCTGTGGTTCCGTACAACGGTCGGAGCAAAGAAAGGCCGATATAAGCTTTGACATTGCTCCGATGCCGCAGCTGACTGTTCCCCACGGATTGCTACTTGAACCGTACGATTACCAGAAGGAGGGCATAGCCTATGCTCTGGCCCATAAACGGTGTATCTTCGGTGACCAGCCGGGACTCGGTAAGACCTTGCAGGCAATAGGCACGGTGACGATTGCAAAATCCTATCCGTGCCTTGTTGTATGTCCGGCAGCACTTAAAATAAATTGGCAGCGTGAGTTCAAGAAATTTGCTGGAAAGCAGGCATTAATCCTTGATGATAAGAACAAAAATACTTGGCAGCGCTTCATTGAAACCAAGTGTTGTGACATCTTCATCACTAACTACGAGAGCCTGAAAAAGTTCTTTGTATTGGATGTGAAGAATGATACGCGGTTTACGCTGAAATCAATCACCTTTGACCCACGTATAACCCTTTTCAAGTCTGTAATCATTGACGAGTCGCATAAGTGCAAGTCTACCAAGACCCAGCAGAGCAAGTTTGTTGAGGGTATTTGTAAAGGCAAGGATTTCATTCTTGAACTGACGGGAACACCGGTAGTGAATGACAATACTGACCTTATACAGCAACTCAAGATAATGGGACGGTTGGAGGATTTTGGAGGGTATAAGACATTCACCGAACGTTTCTGTAATGGGCCGAAGAAAGCCTCCAATCTGAAAGAACTGAACTGGCGCCTTTGGAATACCTGCTTCTTCCGGCGTGAAAAAGCTAAAGTGTTGACGCAGCTTCCAGACAAGACACGTCAGTATATTGAGATGGATATCACTACGCGGTTGGAGTATGAGAAAGCGGAAAGCGACCTTATACAATACCTGCGTGTCTACAAGAATGCGGATGATGAGAAGATAGCCAAGTCCATGAGGGGAGAGGTGATGGTCCGCATGGGAATACTGAAAGCCATTTCCGCGCGTGGAAAAATCAAGGCGGCAGCTGATTTCATCCATGATGTGATAGATGGAGGCGAGAAACTGATTGTCTTTGCCTACCTAAAAGAAGTAGTGTTGGAACTGAAGAAGATGTTTCCCAAAGCTGTAACGGTTACGGGTGAGGATAACGCTACGCAGAAACAGATGGCCGTCGATGCTTTCCAGAACAATCCGGATTGTACGTTGATTATCCTTAACTACAAATCGGGCGGTACCGGGCTCACCTTGACTGCTTCCAGCCGTGTAGCCTTCATCGAGTTCCCATGGACTTTTTCTGACTGTGAGCAGGCGGAAGATAGGGCACACCGTAATGGGCAGAAGAATAACGTTAACTGTTACTACTTTCTTGGTAAGAATACCATTGATGAATACATGTACGGTGTTATCCAGCGGAAGAAAGGTATAGCTAACGGTGTCACCGGAACGGACGATGTGGTTAAGGAGAATGTGGTAGATATGGCTATGGACTTATTCAAAGGAAGATTATGAGAAAGAAACAAACTACCCCGCAATCGGAAAGTCAGATACAGCATAGCTGTCTGACTTGGTTCCGGATTCAATACCCGTCTTTGAGTCTTATGTTGTTTGCTGTCCCAAATGGTGGCAAGCGTGATGCCAGGACTGGAGCACAAATGAAGTACGAGGGAAGTGTAAGGGGTGTTTCCGATTTGATACTGCTTGTACCTAAGAAAGGATTTTCCGCTCTTTGCATCGAAATGAAGAGACCGAAAGGGAAACAAAGCGAGGAGCAGATAAGATGGCAGAGAGAGGCTGAAAAGTTCCGAAATAAATATGTGGTATGCCATTCTCTTACTGAGTTTATGAATGAAGTCAATTCTTACCTATTATGACCTATATAGATTATATCAATCAGTTTTGGCAAATTCGACGATATAAGCCGATGACGGCATATGAAGCAGACTTTTACTTTTTTCTATTGAAAGAATGCAATATCCGGAACTGGCTTTGCCCATTTGAATTACCAACACGTCTAATCCAAGCTGAATTAGGTTATAGTAACAAGACTATAATTGATTTGCGCAACCGATTGAAGCAAAAGGGGCTGATTGAATTCATTGAAGGTAATAGGAGAGAAAAGGCAGCGGCTTATATTTTGGTTTCTGTAGGTAACCAAAGTAGTAACCAAAACGGTAACCAAAGTGGTAACCAAAACGGTAACCAAAATGGTAACCCTTTATATAAGACTAAGAATAAGACTAAGAGTATAGGGGAAGATAACTCTGGCGAGTTATTCCCACCCGACCTACCACCGACAAAGAGACCCGTTAAGCCTAAAGTGGAGTTTATACCACCGACCGCCGAAGAGGTGAAAGAGTATTTCCGTGACAAACTGTCGGACTGGGAGATGCAAGCGGATATTTTCTACAACCATTTCTCCGGTCTCGGTTGGAAAACTGCTACTGGTGCCAAGGTGGAACGTTGGGACAGTCGGGCCAATCTTTGGATAATCGAGAAAAAACAGCAGGACAATGGAAAAACAGAAAATCAAGCCCAAAGACAAAACAGTCGGGATGCTGATAAAACAGCAAAGGCAAGAAACCTCCTTGACGAATATGCAGCCATCGAGCAGGGAAGTAATGCTATCAGCCATCAAGGAGAAATACCCGACCTTTAGCAAGGCTTCTGCCGCATATTCAACGTCTCTTCAGCCTATGCTTCTTGCAGATACCGAGAAAGCATACAGTGAGAAGTCCCCCACGCTGTCAGACCTTGAACGGATGTACGGATATGGTTCCTCGTCTCTGTGGGTAAAGACGCAGTTACTGACCATTGATTTTGCTTCTTCCACGAAGGAGGGGGCCGATGAAAATGCCTTGAATGAGTTCTCTGGGCTGTTCGTTGGCCAGTATCACTACATTAAACTGACGGAGTTTATCTTGTTTGTAGCACGGTTCAAGTTGGGCAGATACGGGAAATTCTACGGTTACTTCGACACGATAACTGTTGGCGAAGCATTTCGGAAATTTCTTCGGGAACGGTCAGATGAACTGGATATTATCATTCGTCGACGCAATAACCAAGCTTTGGAGGAACAACAAGCTCCGGTAAAACGGAATCACCAACCGCCCGATGATTTACGGGTAAAACTGAATTTGAAATGAAAGATACGAAACTGATAGCGACTATTCTGTCAATCCTGGCAGCGTATGCCGCTTTTTATTTTGTCTGCTACTGGATAGCGGACTATTGTTTAAGGAGTTATTTGTAACGTAATTATGGAAAACAAAACTTTCAAGGACGTAATCAAGAATCATCTTGACGGACGTGCTAGGACTGACGAACTGTTCGCCAAGTCCTACGCAAAAGAAAACAAGAATTTGGATGAGTGTTGTTCCTACATCATGGGCGAGGCGCAGAAACGGGGTAATGCTGTAGCCATGACAGACGAGGAGGTATTCGGGATGGCTGTTCACTACTACGATGAGGATGACATTAAAGTGAGTAGGATGCCTGCTGGAACCCGTGCGTCCATCTCCGCACTTCAACCCGTAGAACTGACGGAAGAGGAGAAGAAAGCGGCTCGTGAAGCGGCGATAAAACGTTTGACCGAAGAGCAATATGTATCGCTTAGGAAAAAAACGTCACGGGCAAGGAAAGGAGCAACTGAAGTACAACAGATGTCATTGTTCTAAATTATGGATGGTATTCTGTCTGGTAAGATTTGCCCTTATTGTGGTAATCGTACCGAATATGTGGATAGTTCTGTTATTTATGGACGTTCTTACGGGATGATATATCTATGCTGGGATTGTATGGCTTATGTCGGTGTGCATAAGGGTACAGACCGAGCGTTAGGACGACTGGCAAATACAGAACTAAGGGAAGCCAAGAAAGAAGCCCACTTCTACTTTGACCAAATAGCTAAGACCAATCTTATCAATAAGATTTGGAAGAAACATATCCCCAACACTTCAAATAGGAATAAAGCTTATTTGTGGTTATCTATTCAATTAGGAATACCACATGAAGTTTGCCACATAGGAATGTTTGGTGTGGAGGATTGTAAACGAGTTGTTGATTTATGTAAACCGATAGTGAAAGAATATGAAGCCCTACATCATAATTTCCATGTCCCTAATAACGTATAGCGACAGGAGGATACCTCTCGAAATAGTAGAGAGCCATATACTGACAAAGCCTTTGAAGGCAATCAAGGAGAAGCTGCTTGACGCTTTCTTCACGATGAAAGACAAGCCGGTGAATGTTGAACTTAAAATAAAGCATATATGAATAAAAAGAGGGATTATATTACAGTTACAGCCGATGTGGATGTATATTTGGATGATTACTTCGATGATTTTATGGATTTAGCCTCTGATGAAGATTTGATTCAAGAAATAGAAAAACGAGGGCATAAGGTATATAAGAAAGAATGTTGCATTACCCCTTTTGGAAAACAGCCTATTGAATTTGATAATCCAACCGATTTAAAGAGGCATTTGTGTGATGTAGTTAATGTTGGCTATTGCATATCCAATGAAGAACTTATTAATGAAATAAAATCAAAATTACCATAGCTCTTGAAGAAATGAAATCAAAATACTTCGCAAGGAAAACAACAAACCAACTGAACATACCACATGAAGTTTGTCATATTGGTATGTTCGATGTGGAAGATTGCAAGAGAGTTGTTGAACTGTGTAAACCATTGATAGGACAATGAAACCGAGGACGAAATTAGAGAAGCACTCAGTGGCATTGGCAGGCAAGTTACCGCCATTGACGGATGCGCAACGGAGATATGCCATTTCTCTGTTCCCTCAAGTGGGTTACTACTTGAAGAAAGGTGAAGTGTGGTGCCAGTGTTGCGGCTATATCGACACGGTGAGTAAACCGATGCTGGCTGTGTCGTTGGAAATGGAATCTCATATTTGCCCGAATTGCGGGAAATCATTGAATTTGGAACACAGACATGGCAGGAAGGCCAATTCCGAAGAAAAGCTTTATTCGGTAGTGCAATCCTTCCGTGGCATGATGGTAGTACGGACGTTCGATGTACTGCGTGATAATGTGTACGGTTGCGATACCCGTATGTACATCCATGAGGTATTCCAGAATTGGATAACGGATGACGGCAAGGAAGTAATAACCGGGAAGAAATATACCCGTAGCCCGTTTCATTTCAGTTGGGATTACGATAGCAAGACAGATGTTAAGCAGCACAACGGAAGTGCTTCCGGGTATTATGAGATGAACGATGTCTTTGATGTGACGGGAAATTTTCTCTATCCGCGTGCATCAGTCACTTCCTTGCTTCGGCGCAACGGCTGGACCAATAGGATTCTGAGACTGCCACGGGTTTCGGTAGTGAACGCTATATGTCAGCTACTTACCAACCCTTTAGCCGAGAATCTGGTAAAGACCGGGCAGTTGTCCGTCTTTGAATACATGTTACGTAAGGGCAACTACGAGATACCGTTCCGTCATGCGTTGAATATCTGCAACCGGAACCGTTACATCATCGAGGACGCTTCTTTATGGTTCGACTATCTGGAAGCGTTGTCCTATCTCAACCTTGATACCCATAATGCCAAATATGTTTGCCCTTCCAATCTTCGGGAAGCGCACGACAAGATGATGGAGTGCAAGCGCAGGGCGGAGGTGAAGCGTAATGCAGAGAAAAGACGTAAGGAGGCTGCTGAGTGGGAGAAGGTATATAAGGAGGATAAAGGGAAGTTCTTCGGTGTGTGCTTCAGTGATGGTGAGATAATGGTGACGGTGATAAGCAGTGTTGCCGAGATAGCGGAAGAAGGTGCGGCAATGCACCATTGCGTATATGACAATGGCTATTACAAGAGGCCGGATTCTCTGATACTTTCTGCAAAGGACACCGAAGGGAAACGCATCGAGACTGTGGAACTGAATTTGAAAACTTTGAAAGTAGAGCAGTCAAGGGCGGTATGCAATGGTGTTTCGCCTTATCACAATCGTATCATTGGTCTTGTGGAGAAGAATATAAATCTAATTAAACAACGAATGACAGCATGAAAGAATATATAGAATTTCTGAAAGACAAGATGGCCATCAGTCATCAGACAGGGTTCGAGGTCAATCAGGATGATTTAACCCCATCGTTATATCCTCATGTGAAAGATACCGTTCGTTGGGCGGTGTCCGGCGGTTGCCGTGCGATATTCTCCAGTTTCGGTATGCAGAAAACCGTAACTCAGTTGGAGATACTTCGGGTAGTCCTGAAACACAAAGGTGGCAAAGGACTGATAGTATGTCCCAAGCGTGTAGTCGTTGAGTTTCTTACACAAGCAGAACAACATATGCACATGAAAGTGACCTATGTACGAACTATGGCTGATGTGATGATATGCCCGACTGACATCATGGTTACGAACTACGAGCGTGTGCGCGACGGTGAAGATGGTGTAAGAATAGAACCTTCCTCCTTCACCGCAACATCATTGGATGAAGCGAGCGTATTACGTGGTTTCGGTACCAAGACCTATCAGGAGTTCCTTCCCTTGTTTGCGGATGTTCCCTACCGCTTTGTCGCCACCGCCACGCCATCGCCCAACAGATATAAGGAACTGATACATTATGCCGGTTATCTCGGTGTGATGGATACCGGGCAGGCGCTTACCCGTTTCTTTCAGCGTGACAGCACGAAGGCGAACAACCTTACCCTTTATCCGCACAAGGAGAAGGAGTTCTGGTTGTGGGTAAGTACATGGGCGTTGTTCCTCACTAAACCGTCCGACCTTGGTTATCCCGATACCGGATATGAATTGCCGGAACTGCGTGTACATGAAGAAGTGGTTAGTGTTGATAACTCCACTGCCGGAACCGACCGTGACGGACAAGTGAAGATGTTCCGTGAGGCTGCTCTCGGACTTGCCGACGCAGCGAAAGAACGTCGGGACAACATGCAGGAAAAGATTGTCCGTGTGGTGGAAATCATTAACCGTCCTGAAAACAAAGACGACCATTTCCTTTTATGGCATGACCTGGAGAATGAACGGAAGGCTTTGTGTGATGCCATACCCGGATGTAAGGCTGTATATGGCTCGCAAGATGATGATGAAGCGGACAAGGTGATAGCGGACTTTAAGGACGGCCGTCTGAAATATCTGGCTGCCAAACCGGAGATGCTTGGTGAAGGTTTGAACTTCCAGTACCACTGCCATAAGGCAATCATGTTCATCGACTACCGTTTCAACGACAAGTTCCAGGCGATAGCCCGTATCTACCGTTTCATGCAGCAGCATCCGGTTGACCTTTATCTGGTATATGCGGAAAGTGAGGGCGAGATATACAAGAACTTCATGCAGAAGTGGGCGCAACACCGCGAGATGGTAGCCAAGATGACCGATATAGTCCGCGAGAACGGTTTGTTCGGCTTGCAGGCAGAGGAGAAGATGATGCGGTGGATGTTTGCCAGCAGGGAAGAAAAGTCCGGTAAACTGTGGAGGGCAATCAATAATGACAATGTTCTTGAATGCCAGACTATGGAAAGTAATTCGGTGGACTTGATTGTAACCAGCATCCCGTTCTCCAACCACTATGAGTACACTCCGACCTATAACGACTTCGGGCATAATGAGGACAACGGCAAGTTCTTCGAGCAGATGGATTATCTTACACCGGAGCTTATGCGTATTCTTAAACCCGGTAGGTTAGCTTGCATCCATGTGAAAGACCGTGTTTTGTTCGGCAACGCCACTGGTGACGGTATGCCCACCATCGACCCGTTCAGTGAAATGACTGTATTCCACTACATGAAACACGGTTTCCGCTACATGGGGCGCATCACGGTGGATACGGATGTGGTAAGGGAGAACAACCAGACTTATCGGCTTGGATATACGGAGATGTGCAAGGACGGTTCAAAGATGGGTATCGGTTGTCCTGAGTATGTCCTTCTTTTCCGCAAGCTTCCTTCCGACACCTCACGGGCTTATGCTGATTTGCCGGTGACAAAAAACAAAAGCGAATATTCGTTGGCCCGTTGGCAGATAGACGCTCATGCAAGTTGGAAATCTTCGGGTAACTCTCTATTGAGTTACGAGGACATGAAAGGGGCCGGCATTGACAAGATACGCCACCTATTCAGGAACTACGAGCGTGGGCACGTCTATGATTATGAGGAACACGTGTCATTTGCCGAAGAGCTGGAGGCATACGGAAAACTGCCAAAGACATTCATGGCCGTTGACCCGGTAAGCAAGAAGCCCTGGATATGGGATGATGTCACCCGGATGCGCACGCTCAATACCAAGCAGTCGCAGAAGAAACGGCAGAATCATATTTGTCCCCTTCAGTTAGATATTGTCGAAAGGTTGATTGAACGATACTCAAACAAAGGTGAACTGGTGTTTGACCCGTTCGGAGGTATCGGCACCGTTCCATATTGCGCTATCAATCTGGGGAGGAAAGGTCTCTCAACCGAGCTCAATTACGATTACTGGAAAGATAGTCTTTCATATCTGTATGAGGCGGAGATGGAGGTCAGCGCACCCACATTGTTCGACTTAATGAATGATGCCGTATGAACGTTCACCAGACTGTTCCCCGCTTCGATTGCACCTCCTTCGCCAAGTGCGGCAAGCATTCACTTGTCTATTGCAGGAGGTACGGTGCGTCCGAATGCGGACCATGCGAAATTGTTAGAAGGAAACCCCGTAACCTGATGGTGGTTGACGGAGTGGAGCGGAAGCTGTGCACCCGCTGTGGTAGAGCGCTTCCATTATCCCGGTTCTTCGATAGAATAGCTCGTCGTAACGGTAAGGAATACCATCTGAAAGCGTCATGGTGCAAGATGTGTATGGCAGAGGTACAGAGAGAGCGGAATAAAAAAAGAAAATAAATTAAATAACAAAAATATTATGGCAACACATAGACTTACAATAGCCAAAGCTTCCAAAGAGGACTTTGAGAAAGTATATAATCTGCTCCAGCCTATGGAGGAACTGTTCAACAGTCATTGGAGCAATGAGGAAGAATGGACTGAGTGGGATGACGACGACAAGGATAAGAAGGAACTTCTCGCCATTCGCAAGGAAATAGCCGAGGAGGAACATTATTATGAAGAGGATGTCGATAACCGTCTCGTACTTTTTGAGTTCATTAAACGGAGGATGCAGTTGTGCGGATGCAGCAATTGGCAGCGAGTTGTAATTGCCGCTGAATGCCTGATTGACACATTTTGTGACCCACAAGAAAGCTCTCTTGTCTGGCGACCGGATTTAGAGCGCGCAATGGATTACACTATGTTGGGAGAATGACATTAACATGTGCAAAAAGAAGCCATTTCTGCACATGAAGTATTAACACGAGCGGAAACCGGTGGTTTTGCTCATAACAAGAAATATATGAATATCCAATCTAAAATAGCTTACTCCATCTCTTTGTTGCGCAAATGTGAGCAAATGGCGCTTGACTATGACCCCGAAGATGGATTTTACCTGGCATTCTCCGGTGGTAAGGACAGCCAAGCTCTCTATCACATAGCAAAGATGGCAGGAGTGAAATTCAAGGCTCACATGAACCTAACCAGTATTGACCCACCAGAGGTTATTCGCTTTGTGAAACGGAACTATCCGGATGTGGAGCTGATAAAGCCGAAGATGTCAATTTATGATATGGCACTTAAGAAACATTTAATACCTACAAGAACTATTCGATGGTGTTGTGCTGAATATAAAGAGATGTCTGGCGCAGGAAAGGTGACACTAATAGGTATTCGCCATGCGGAAAGTGTAAGGCGTTCCAAACGAAAGGAGATTGAAATTAGCTCCCATAAATTCAGTGGGAACTTCGACCAATTTTCGGAGCACAAAGAGAAAATGGTTACATGTGTCGGTGGCAAAGACAAGATTCTTGTTTCTCCGATTATCCATTGGAGTGATAAAGATGTATGGGATTTCTTGAACGGAAATAACATAGAGCACTGCTCCCTATACGATGAAGGATATAAACGAATAGGTTGTATTCTCTGCCCGATGTCAAACAACAAACAGAAGTTAAAGGATTGTCAGCGCTTCCCTCATGTCCGTACAAGATGGATTCAGACCATACAAAAGCTCATTGATACTGGATATATCAATCGTAACTTTACCGATGCAGAGTTTGGTTTTAATTGGTGGATTAGCGACAAGTCATTTGACCAATATTATGCAGATGAGGTGTTACAACGGAAAATAGAGTTTAACGAATAACAATAAAAGAGTAGTTATGAAACAGACAGTAGAAGAAGCTGCAAAGGAAGTAATAATGGCAACCATTTATGGCACACATACGTCACTTGATGATTTTACATATTTATCCCATGATGAAATTGCAGAGGCTGCATTTATAAAAGGTGCCGAATGGCAGGCAAAGCAATCCCCGTGGATAAGCGTAGAAATGGCTATTCCGAAAGATGATTCTCCCGGAGTAGTGCAAGTCATAACAGTAGACGGAAAAGAAGGTGAAATGGCGGCTCGTAGAGTGATGTATAATATTTATCCATACATCAAAACTGGATATGTCACACATTGGAGGCCGATACCAGCACTACCGAAAGGAGGCGAAGGATGAAAGCAATAACCATCAAACAGCCATGGGCCAGTCTGATAGTCCACGGCATCAAAGACATCGAGAATCGCACTTGGCCGTGTCCTAAGAAATACTTAGGGCAAAGGGTGCTGATTCATTCAAGCGCAGTCCCCGTGGAAATGATTAATCCTAATAGTGTATTTACGAAAAGGCAATGGGATAGCTTTTCACTTGGATTCCAGAGGGAGATTATTTGCGGCAATGGATATGTAAATTCTGCCATCATTGGAAGTGTCGAAATTGTGGATTGTGTTGTGAATCACTCTTCCATCTGGGCAGAGAAAGGAGTTTATAACTGGGTGCTGGCTAATCCTATTCTCTATGCTAAACCTATCGAGAACGTGAAAGGCAAGCTCTCTTTCTGGGATTATCCAGACATCAAAGAAGTGAAAATAGAGTGTCCGGAATGCGGCAGTATAGAAATAGCTGTCGAAGATTATACTACAGTCCCTTGGCATACGTATATTCATCGATGCAACAAGTGTGACTATGTGATTATGGAAAGTGAGTGGAATGTAATAAAGTAGGATATGGAATTTGATTGGTATTGGTTTGTTGTAACAGTTTTGATAATCTGCGTTACTGTATATAACTGTTTAAATAGCTATTGGAAGCATAAGTATAGGGATGAGAACAAAGGTGACTGATAGATACAAAAAAGGCTATCTATCCCAGACAGCCAATCTTTGTTTAACCTTAATCTAATACTATGAAAAACACATTGCAAAGGTACGGATTTGAGTGAATTGTGCAAATTATGTCCCTTTGTGCTGCTATCTTATAACATGGTTTAGTAGGTAGATGTATATGTTGACTATTAATGCTTTAATTGTCAAATAAGGCTTTGGAAAATCAGAATATCATTATCTTTTTTAGGTAAAAAGAGTGCTATATGTATTGAAAGCTTCTTTCAGTACTAATGATGGGTCAATGTCCGGTACTTCTCCTTTTGCAAAGTCTACTATTCCTATATTGATATTGATTATTGCTTTATATTCTTTATTGTAATAAGTGTACTCACCTTTTTCAAAATTGTGATAATCAGCTAATGCTATAAATATTTTCAAAATATACTCAGATTCTTCAATGCTGAAATTTGATTTATTAAGTTTGTTTATAGCAGATTCCATATCCTTTATTGTGCTAAACATTGTCCGAATAAAATCGAAAACAACCAAATTGGGAGACATATATACTGGTGTTCTCCTTCGTCCTATATAAACCAATCGATCTCCTTTAAAATCTTTATTAATATATTTCAGTAATGTTCTTATATTAATAGACCCATTTTTGACAAATGCGGATAATATACTACAGCAGGTTATATGTGAATAATAGCTATTGTTATTTAGACCCACTTCTTTATCTGATTTGGTTGTTGCAAGAATATGTGCTATGGCTTTTATAATTTCATTTGTATTATTAAAATGGTATATTTCTTTACTATAGAATTTATCAATGTATCCATTGAAATCTACATTTATTCCATATTTGGCACTATAAATGTTTCTTATATTATCAATATCGCATACTAAAATGATTTTGTCAAATCCAAATTTGTGTTCTTTAGTACCACAAAAATCATTATGTACTGATAATATATTTAATATTCTAAAGATATGTTCAGGGTCGATACGGTCTAAATCATCAATAATGAGGACGATTTGCTTATTGGGACTATTATCAGTTTTGGTGCTTGATACAATAGAACGGATGATTTGAGTTATTGTATTATCTTCATAGATGCTTCCTTTCTCTATGCTAATGCTATCGAAGAATTTCTTGACATGGGATTCTTCATTTTTCGAATTATCTTTTGCATATGTTTCGATGTTTTCTTTCAGTGCGATACACCTGTCTATGATATCTGTGCCAAAAGTAATTTTTTCTGCTATAGAAAAAAAATTCCCCCAAAAATCTTTAGGATGATTTACCATATAAAAATATGCGGCATTGCTTAATGATATTTTTTGTTTCTCAAAATCATAGGGGACTTTTTCTAATAACTGCATTAATATGTCCACTTTGATATACTCAAAAATATCTTCGTTATTAGCAACAGAGTAATTAATTGGGGTTAGATATATTCCAGTGTATTTATCTTTGTGCTGATTAAAAAAATTATTTAGAAAATATGATTTTCCTATTCCAAAAGCTCCAGAAAAGATAATGTTCTCATTGTCTTTTTGTTTTAGGAAATCAGCAAAACGTTCGGTTTCTTTAGATATACTTATTTCCATTTTTATATTGATATTTGATTTGTCTCAAAGTTAATATCTTTTTTCATATTAAGCAAAACCTTCTGCCAAATCTTGTCAGTAACTTCTTTGATACCAGATAGTCCGTTCGTGGATTATTCGGTATCTTTATTTTCGTAACGTAAAATAGTGTGCCAATGGAGATAATTTATAGAAAAATAGAAGACCTTAAAAAACTGGGTAACAATCCCAGAACCATATCAGAGGAGCAGATGCGGATACTCAAAGAGTCTATTCATAGTAATCCGGACTACTTCGAAGCACGTCCCATCATACTCTCTGACCGGACTGGGGAACTGGTGATTATAGCCGGAAACCAACGGTATGATGCCAGTGTGGAACTAGGACTTTCTGATGTGCCGACGGTTCTGCTTCATGGGTTGACAGAAGAACGAGAACGGGAGATTATTATCCGTGATAACGTGAATAATGGTACATGGGACGAAAAACTATTGAAGGAGTGGAATGCAGAGTCTTTGATGGATTGGGGATTAAACTTTGATTTTGACTATGATAGTCTGGTAGATAGTGAAAGTGATGCCCGGAATAAATACACGAAAAAGATTGAAGCTCCGGTGTATGAGCCTAAAAGCCCTGTATGCCCGGAAATAGATTCTCTCTATGACAAAAGTAAATATGAAGAACTGCTTTCGGCAATAGACGATTCAGATGTCCCGGACCGTGTGAAGGAATTTCTTCGGATAGCAGCATTGAGGCATATAGTATTTGATTACGGACAGATAGCAGAGTTCTATGCTCATCAAGAGAAAGAAGTCCAGGAACTGATGGAGGCATCTGCACTGGTAATAATAGATTTTGATAAGGCGATAGAGAACGGTTATTCTCGGTTCAAGGAGGATATTTATGAAATAATGCTGGAGGACACTGAAGATGAGGAGTGATTTTGTAGCGTTCATACTGACGCATGGCCGTGCCGATTCCGTCATCACAGATAAGACATTGCGGAAGTGTGGCTATACGGGACCAATTGTTTATGTGATAGACAATGAAGATAAGGCGGCCGCAGATTATTACGCGAAATATAAAAACGTTGTAATGTTCGATAAACCGAAGATTGCAAAGACTTTTGATGAAGCGGATAATTTTGATGATCGCAGAGCTATTGTTTATGCGCGCAATGCTTGCTTTCAGATAGCAAGGAAACTTGGTTACAAATACTTCATAGAACTGGATGATGATTACGATGTTTTTTCTTTTACTTACGGCAGAGATGGTACAGTCAAACAGAGGGCAATAAAGCAATTGGACGTGGTATTTGAAGCTATGCTACGTTTTTATGAAAGTATTCCGGCTCTCACTTTGGCTATGGCTCAGAGAGGCGATTTTGTAGGGGGAAAGGAAAACGATATTTTGAAAGGCGAGAAGATGAAACGGAAAGCGATGAATTCTTTCATCTGTTCCGTAGATAGACCGTTTAAATTCGTTGGTCGCATTAATGAAGATGTGAACACCTATACCACGCTTGGTAGCAGGGGATGTCTACTTCTGCAGGTTCCACAAGTGGCGCTAAACCAGAAGCAGACGCAGAAGAATAAAGGAGGTATGACGGATATATACATGAGTCAAGGGACATATGTCAAGAGTTTTTATACGGTTATGATGATGCCATCCTCTGTGAAGGTGGGCGTGATGGGCCATAGCGAGGAAACGAAAAGATTGCACCACGTGATTAATTGGAATAACACTGTTCCTAAGATATTGGACGAACGATTCAAGAAGAAATAAGATGGCGGCACCAACTGGAAATAAATTTTGGATGTTAAGGAGCAAGCATGGGAGGGATAAACTCTTTTCCACGCCAGAACTCTTATGGGAGGCGGCATGTGAGTATTTCCAATGGTGTGATGAAAACCCATGGTTATCTAAAAAGGCCATTCAAAAGACTGTTCCGGTAAGAAGGAAAAAAGGAAAGAAAGTGGAGACAGTCAATGAGCAACAAGTACAACAAGAAGTTTCCCCGACTTCCCGTCCGTATTCCCTTACCGGTTTCTGTATTTATGTAGGTGCTTCTTCCAAGTGGTGGAGCACTTTTCGTTCCGAATGTAGAAATAAGAATGATGAAGATTTTTTGGAGGTCATCGCACGCGTGGAGGAAACCATCGAAACGCAGCAGTTTGAGGGAGCGTGCGTTGGAGCTTTCAATGCGAATATCATTGCCCGTAAACTTGGACTTTCCGACAAACAAGAGGTGGACCATACGAATGCAGGAAAAGAGTTCAAAGGATTTAATTTTCTACCATATACAGAAGATGCGGAGAAAGTCAAGTAATGGGATATAAGGTCAATATAAAGCAGAGGTTAGCCTATAACTACCTTCGTGACGATGTTACGAAGTTTCTGTGTTATGGTGGAGCTGGTGGAGGTGGAAAGTCATGGCTTGGGTGTGAATGGCTTATGCAATGTGCTTACTATCTCCCGGGCACTCGATGGTTTGCTGGCCGAAATAATTTGAAAGATAGCCGTGAGTCTATCTCTGTCACTTTCGACAAGGTGGCAAAGTGGCATCGATTCACTGACTACAAGCAGACCAATGACGGTATACTTTTAGGGAATGGGTCGGAAATCATCTTTCTTGACTTGACATATTATCCCGTCAAAGACCCAATGTATGAGCGATTGGGCTCTAAGGAGTTTACTGGAGGGTGGATTGAAGAAGCCGGGCAGGTTCACTACCTCGCATTTGAGGTTTTGAAGACGCGTATAGGACGGCACTTGAATGATGTGTATAGAATATCCGGAAAGATACTTATCACTTGCAATCCGAAGAAGAACTGGCTTTATCGTGAGTTCTACAAACCGTGGAAAGAAGGCAGGCTGGAAGCCCCATACGCTTTTATTCAAGCATTGGTTCAGGATAATCCCTACGCTACCGAGGACTACATAGATACGCTCCGTAATACCAGGGACAAAGTGACAAAGGAGCGCTTGTACTATGGTAATTGGGAGTATGACAACGACCCGACAGCACTCTGTGATTATGATGCTATTTGTGACCTATTCGCAAATGAGCACGTCAAACCGATAGGATTATCGACGGGAGCAGCTGACCTTGCCATGAAAGGACGCGACCGCTTTGTCGGGGGGCACTGGGTGGGTAATGTGTGTTATATCCGGTTAGACCAGGAATATAGCACGGGTAAATCTATTGAGACGGACCTTAAAAACATGATGATACAGTGGAAGATTCCACGTAGCATGATGGTAGTTGATAGTGATGGACTTGGAAGCTACCTTGAAAGTTATTTGAATGGCATCAAAGAATTTCATGGTGGTAACCGACCTATTAATCCAGAGTACGACAATCTGAAGTCTGAATGTGCATTTAAGCTTGCAGAACTAATAAATAATCGGCAGATAAGGGTTATATGTACGGAAGCGCAAAGAGAGCGCATAATGGAAGAATTGGCTGTTTTGAAGCAAGACCATATAGATGCTGATACCCGAAAGAAAGGGATAATTAACAAGGAGAAAATGAAAGAGATACTTGGTCATTCTCCGGATTACCTCGACATGTTGATAATGGCAATGCTTTTCCGTATAAAACCGATACCTAAAAGACCAAAAGCAAAATTAGGACAGATATGACAGTAAAAGAGTTTTTGATATTGAGTAACGTGGCGAGCAATGCTACTGAACTGTTGGAGCAGATAGGAAAGTTGCCTAAACCGGACTTTGTCGCAGGTGTCAGAGTTCCGGAGACTCTGAACGACCTCACCATAGGTCAGTTGATGGAACTGCAATCCGTACACAATGTAATAGACTGTATAATGGTTCCATGTCGTGTTGTCCTCGGTTTGCCTATTGATAAGATAGAGAAGTATGAAGCAGCGGATATTTTGGGATTCTCCACATGGATAGCTAGGGAAGTTGAACGTATTACCAAGCTCTTTGAAACTACAAGCGTGGCACCGACTCCGGAAGAAAGACGTGCCGGAGTGGATAAGCTTTCGTTCGGGTTGTTTGGCTTGGTGGATTACTATGCTACCCGTATGGGGATAACTGACCATGAGCAGGTAGAGAGTGTTCCATGGGTAAGAGTGTACAAGTGTCTTGACATGGATGCAGAGAAAATACGCTATGAACGTCGATTACGGGAAATATATCAGAATAAGCAATGAATACAAGTGTAGAAAGGAAAATCGCTTCTATCGCAGAGAATCTGGAAGGAGTTACCTATTTATTTGATAACTGGGTGACCGCCAACGTCCGGCTGGATAAGATGCCATTGCCGGCCATTATAAATCTGCTTCCTGCATCTGGGAAGTTCGTCATATCAAGGACTCAGTTAAGAGATTGCCCAAATTGCATGATTGCTTTTGTAGACAAGACGGCGTTTGATTTTGACGGGGTGGAGAATGATGAGGTTATTGAGAGGTGCAAAGGGTATGCAGTTCAATTTATCCGTGAGTTGAATAGGAGCGGGTTGTTTGAGTGGGTAAGCGATGAGGTCTCTTATTCCGTTTTCTATGATAAGCTGGATGTAAATGTTACTGGAATAGTAATAGAATTGAAACTGAAAGAGGTTCAAGGAGCGCCCATGTGCTAGTTATGGAAGATAGGAGGAAAGAGGTAAAGGCGATATTGTGTGAGGAGTTGGATAATCTTCGGCAGCGCATCATTGAGAATCATATACAAGCTGGACAGCGTGCAAGCGGAAGAACCATCAAGAGCCTGCATGTCGTAGTAGATGATAATCATGGTGTTTTATTCGGTAGACAGGCTTTTGGAGTTCTGGAAACAGGACGCGGACCGGGAAAAATCCCAAAAGGTTTTTGGCAAATAATTCAGCAATGGGTGGTGGATAAGAGGATTCAAGTAGAAAAGCCTAAATCGTTTGCTTATCTCGTAGCTCGTAAGATTGCAAATGAGGGTACTAGGCTTTATCACTCTGGAACGCATGAGGATATATATTCAACGAGTGTTACACAAGCGATACGGGATATTATGGACCGTGTGTTTGGTGTTTTTCTGAACGATGTACAACATATAAATTTGCATAGTAATGAGGACGCATAAGATAGGAAATACTACAATCGAGTATCCGGATGAAATATCTTTCTGTTTCAATCCGGTAGTGATAAATATTAGTGGATATACTTGGGCATGGGTGGAAGCAACGATAACCGACGTACTTACCGGAAAGGAATATAAGGAAAAGCGTGCATTATTTAAAACCGCATGTTTCTTTGATCTGTCTTTCTATATGCAATCGGCTTTTGATGCAACGGAGTTTGGCAAGATTGACTATCAATCCTCTATTCCACAAGATAGTCAGCTTGGGCGTCTGTTCTCTGTTGAAGTGGATATGTATACGTCTGATAGCACTATCGGAGAAAGTTTCCAGTTTAATACTTTTATTATTTGGGGCGCAATGAAAGTCGGCGAAAGATATAATGGTGACCGTATTCTAACATGGTTTAGGAACTTACCATTTACGGTCGGTATGTACACTGCGGGGGCCGGTACTGTTAGTGTGACTGCTGACGGTCAAGTTTTGCCGTCCATCATATTGTCTGACCGCAAAGTGTATAATCTTACTTTGCAGGGTATTGATGCGAATAGGGATGTTGTTTTGAATCTCCCTGGAACCAGTACGGGAGCAAGTGTATTCGATAATACCTTTGACTTTACTTTTCACGCATTGACGAATGTGGCCGCAAATGTGAGGCTTTTAGTTGATGAATGCACGGATGGAATTTATTTACGTTGGATAAATCGTCATGGCTTTTATTGCTATTGGTTGTTTAAACGTGGTGATGAGAGCAAACAAATTGCCAATGATGGTGAATTCATTCGTAATAATATGCAAGACTATAACTATGTTAATGGCTATCATGGAGGTTCAGGACGTAAGCAGAGAAAAACAGAAGAGAATACATTGTTGGTGTGTGCTCCTTTAGTGGACTCTGAAACGTTTGACTTCTTGTTTCAACTCGCGTTGTCACCCATCGTTGATATGTATGCAGGTAAAAATGTGAATGGAGTTGATAGCTGGAAGGCAGTGAATGTATCTGTTGGTAATTTCAATAAGACAAGAGCCGTATTGCAGGATTTCGTAGCAACAATCATATTACCAGAAACAAGAGTACAAAGCTTATGAGAAACGATATGCTATTCATTGGTGATAAACTGATGGATTTGGATGATGATACCAAAGTAACGCTCAATTTCAAAAGTAATATATTTACGGATTTGAGTAAGATTATAAGTAATAATTCTTATACTATCAAACTTCCGAATACTATACGTAATCAGTGTGCAATCATGCATGCTGATTTACCTTCATGCGACATCGTTTATCCTAGAATTAAACTGAATGTTCGTTATTTTCGTAACGGGATAGAGATACTCAATAACGCAACTGCGGTCTTATTGTCTACATCGGATGTTTTTGAATTTGCTCTTTCATGGGGTAATGTCTCTAGATTTGCAAATATTATAAGTGGAAATAAAACGCTGCGTGATTTGAAGGATAGACACAATTATGAGGTCATTGCTGATGATGATTTTCCAGATTATCATGTATTTTGGAAAGTAGGTTCTTTTGAAGGGGATGCTTCCGGTAATTTTTTTATTCCTAAAGTAGACTATGGTATACGGCGGGAAGATACAACAGGGTGGTATCATCCGGGGTGTAAGGTTACCTGGATTTTGTTACAAATTATGAAAGATAATGGTGTCACTTTTACGTTTCCTGCTAATCGCGCTTTTATGTTAAGTAGATTGTTTGTACCCTTATTAACTCGTAATGATAGCAGAAGTTATGCTGCAAAAAATGCATTACATGCAGAGTTTAGTTACTATGTACATGGACGTCTTGATAAGGGAGAACCGGAAAAATTGTATTTTGCAGATAAGTCATTTTCAAGCTATTATGGGACTATAACCAAGTTTAAAAGTAGTTCTGGAAAAATTTATATTCAAGGCTTTAAACTTAATGCTCCGAATATGAAGATTTTGATGAATGGTAATGTGTCGTTTGATGTATCCACTTCTATATACCCTAATGGAGCATGTCTGGTTGTTTATTACATTATGGATGATGATACAAGAGTCGATATTGCAACTATAGATTATAGCAAGATTGAGAGGCATAACACAAATAGTTATACTATCTATTTTGATTTTACAGATATAGAGACAGATACGCTAGAGGAAAGTAAGGAGATTTTGTTTGGATTACTTGACGCAGGGTGGATTGATGATGGTGGTATATCTATGGATAATTCATTTAGCATTACAGCTATATGTGATCAAGTGATGCCTTCGATAGATGATGAGATAAATGCAGGATATGGGCACTTCCCGATTATTGCAAATTTGCCCGAAATAAAACAGATAGATTTTATTAAAGCTGTTGCTGCAATTCTCGGTGTTTTTGCTGTTCCTGGTAAGAATGATTCAAATTCCATTGAGTTTGTTTCTGTAGACACTATTAAAGAAAATGAAACAAGAGCATATGATTGGACAAAAAAGGTTGTTGCTACTTATAGGGAGAATAAACCTAATATGTTGGAATATAGGCTGAATGATTTCGCACAGCTGAATTATCTGCGTTACAAAGAAGATTCTACGGTTAATGGCTCTTATGATGGAGCATTACAAGTATTAGATTACACTTTGGATTCAGAGCGTGATATTCTTACGCTTCCATTTGCTGGTACTGATATGGCAGGTGGTGTTGCGTCTATAAAGTTATATAAATACGACAGTGACGGTAAACCTTCTTTGGAGAAAGTGGAGCCAAGAATTTTACTTTGTACAGATGATGCAGATGCTCTGAAAGGAACATTTGAGGAACTTGATTTTTCTTCTGTGATTAACTCTTATTACAAAAGTTATAGTGAGGTCATTTATATGCCTAAAGTAATCACAGAAAAGATAGAAATAAATGATATTGAGTTGAGAGACTTGGATATGACTGTTCCAATTTACTTGGCCCAATATGGTAGATATTATGCCATTATTTCCATTAAGGCAGAAGATACGGGAATATGTGAATGTAAATTGTTACAATTGGAGGTATAATTATGAAAGACAATACAAGTGAAAAAATATTGGAAATTCGGGTAAAGTATGATGATGCTATCCGTAAAATAGCAGAGTATCGTACGCAGTTGGATATACTTCGAAAAGTAGAACAAACTCTTAAGGAGGATTTGAAGAAAGGCCGTATGAGTAGGGAGGAATATAATATTAAATTAACCGAAAATAGGGTTGCTACCCAACAATATACAGATGCCATCCGTGTACTGAATAAACAAATTCAAAATGAACGTAAAGAGCAGACAGAGATGGAAGGAAGCCTTGTTAGATTGCGGGCTGAGCTTTCCAATCTTACCGCCGCTTATGACAGATTAAGTCGTGTAGAGCGTGAGGGAGCCAAAGGTAAAGAGCTGCAAGATAAGATAAATGCCATTACCGATGAACTGAAAGGTGCGGAAGAAGAAACGCAGCGCTTTTATCGGAATGTGGGTAATTATAAAGATGCGATACTTCAGGCTACAGAAGCCCAAGTACCTTTTGTTTCCATATTGCGCAGTGGCGTTAGCGTCTTGCGAGGTACAAAGGAATTTGTTGGTGGTTTGAAGGATGAATTGGTTAAAATAACAGTCCAGTACAAAGCAGGAACGGTCACTGCGAATATGTTCTCTGGTGCTCAAAAAGCAGCGGCTATAACAAGTAATTTGTTATCTGCAGCTTTAAAAGTGTTGAAACTTGCACTAATTTCCATTGGTATTGGGACTATTGTTGTTTTGTTGGGCTCATTGGTCGCATGGTTGGCTAAAACGCAAAAAGGTACTGAATTTCTTTCTAATGTAATGTCCTCTTTTGGGGCAATTATTGATGTGATTATAGACCGGATTGCAAAGTTTGGTGGAGCTATTGCTAAATTCTTCTCTGGTGATTTTTCTGGCGCAGCAAAGGATATGAAGGATAGTTTTTCCGGTATTGGAAAAGAAATTTCAAATGATGCGAAACAAGCGTGGGCACTGAATGATGCATTGCAACAGTTAGAGAAATCGGAAACAATGCTTAATATGAAGCGTGCGGCAAGTCGCTCTGAGATTGAAAGATTGAAGCTCATTGCAGATGATACTACAAAAAGCCTGAAAGAGCGTACTGATGCGGCTACAAAAGCATACGATATGGAAAATAAACTTCAGCAGGAAAGCATTGATATTGGCCGAAAGAAATTGGCAAATCTTCTTGGGCAAATAGAACTTACTGGTGAAGCTAATAAATTGCTTGATGATATGGCACAAGGTGCAATAACGGCTGATGAGGTTATTAGCCGATTGGGTATATCAGAAAGTACAGTGAAAGATTTAAAGGAATTCTCTCAAGTTTTTTCGGACGTAGCTCAAAAGGAAATGGAGAGCTATACCCGTAATAAGGAAACCCAAAATAAAATAAATGCGATGCGGAAAGAATCAGTAGATAAGGCTAAAGCTGTAAAAGAAAAAGAACTTTCAGAAATTCGTAAGGCTGAGGATGAAATGCTTAAGCTGGTTAAGGACAGTAGAGAGAAACAATCCATTGAGATAGAATGTCAGTTTTCTCGTCAAATAGAAGATTTGCGTGTTCGCTTGATTGAGGAACAAGACCTTACAACGAAAGCACGTGGAGCTATAAATAATCAGATTATTGCACTTGAACAGCAAAAAAATGATGCATTACAGCAATTATCGGAAGAACAACTGATGAAGGAGGTGGAGAACCGGCAGAAACTTATTTCTCTGCAGCTTGAATCCGTAAAAGCTGGTAGTGAGCAGGAGTACCAACTAAAAATACAGCAACTTGTTGCCCAACGTGACGTAGAACTCCGTCAGAAAGAGCTTACTGAACAGATGAAGCTTGCTATCACGGAGAAGTACAATAAAGAGATTGATGATTTGTCCGTTCAACATGAGAATGATACAGCAAAGAAACAAGCTGATGCACTCAAACTTCGATTGGATAATGAATTGGCAGAAGCTAAATTGAATGGAGATAGTGAACTTGAGCTTCTTCGTATGCAGGAACAGCAGAAGCTTGAACTGAAAGACAGCTTGAGACGGATGGAAGAGGAGAGTGATGCCGAATTCCGGGCCAGGCAGCTTGCTGCAGACCAAGAATACTTGGATGCAAAGCAGGCGGTCATTGACAAGGAAGTGGAGATGCAGCAAAATAAAGGTGAATCCCTTTCTGTCTTGGCAGGGAATCTTTCTGATTTGTTGGAACAAGCGGCAGGAGATAACGAGAATATGGCTCAGTTGGCGAAAATACTGGCTATTGCGGAGGTTTCTATCGCACAAGGGGTAGCCATTGCCAAAGCCGTAGAAACAGCTACCCGCTCATCTGCAACATGGATTGACATGCTTGCTGCGATAGGTACTGTAGTGGCATCTGTAACTACTGTTATGGGAAAGGCTATGAAATCGGTGAAAAGTGCTAAATTTGCACAAGGAGGTAAAGTTGAAGGGCCAGGTTCCGGTACAAGCGATTCCATACCTGCTATGTTGTCCAACGGTGAAAGTGTAATGACGGCTGCTGCAACCTCGATGTTTGCTCCGTTATTGTCGGCTTTCAATCAGATGGGAGGAGGTATTCCCATTAATGTAACAGCTTCTTCCAATCAGGCGTTAGGAGAGGACATGCTGGCCAAAGCTGTTGCAAAAGGTATGATGATGGCGCCTGCTCCGGTGGTTTCTGTGGAAGAGTTTACCTCTGTTGCTAATAGGGTTAAATACGTTGAAAATCTTGGTAGTATATGAAAGCATATGAACTATTGATATTGAATAAGAGTCTTCTTCAAATGATGGGGGATGCTTCGCTTGATGTCGGGGATGTGAAATATATTCCCGTGTATCAAGAATATGTCCGTCTGTCAAAGGAGGGACATAAAAAGACTTATATCATGCAATATTTATCCGATGAGTATAATATTGCGGAAAGGACAATTTATCGGATAATAGATAAGTTCTCAAGTAAGGTGGATGTTTAGGGGGCGGAATTATTCCGCTCTTTTTTTGTTTTGAAAAAGTTGCTGACAAAGCGTGTCAGTGGAATAGACTTCTTATTTTCTTCAAGCCGTATCATGTTTTCTACCTTTGTTACAAACAATTATGTGATATGGCTAAATTATACATTAACAAGGATATTGTAGCTGATAAGGATAAAATGGAAAATTGGTATTTGACCGGTGACGAGGGGCTTTCGTTTCCGGATATCCAATACTTCCTTTCATGGCTTGACCCGGCTGACCCTAAAATTGACATTGAAATCCATTCGTGCGGCGGTGATACGGTTGAGGGGTATGCTATTTATGATGCATTACGTGCGTCGGGCAAGGAAATATCTTGTACCGTTGTTGGACGATGTGCTTCTATGGCTACCATCATTTTGCTTTCTGCTCCACTTGAACGCAGAAAAGCTTATCCTCATGCAAAGTTTCTCATCCACAAACCATATTTGGCAAGATATGATGATTTATTGGACCTTGAAACTATAGAATCCATCAAATCAAGTCTGGAAGCGGAAAAGGATAAGATGATGGCTGTATATGTTGAACGGACGGGAGTTGAATCGACCATTTTGGAGGTCCAGATGAACAAGGAGGCATGGTTTGGCGGTGAGGTTGCAAAACAACTTGGATTTATATCTGATGTTCTTATACCGACTACAGCAAAAGGAACTGATTATAAACTTAATAGTGAGAAAATGAACAAAGAGAAACAAGTAACGGTAAAGCAATCTATCATTGACAGACTGCTTGCGAAATGTGGCTACCAGAAGATAGAAGACATTCCGGTAGTATCTATGGAACTGACAGATGCCGAAGGTAATACACTGACGGTGGAACGTGAAGAAGGAGAACCGCAGGTGGGAGATGCGGCATCCCCCGATGGCGAGCATGTTATGCCCGATGGTAAGACTATCATTGTAACAGACGGAGTGATTACAGAAATCAAAGACCCGGAAGAAGCAAACGGTGACGAGGAGATTGAAGCTTTAAAGGCGCGCATTGAAGAACTTGAAGAGGAAAATGCGGCATTGAAAACCAATGCCCGTACAGTTGAGGACAATAAGATACTGAATGCTGTAAAGATGGCAGGAGGTGAGAATTGGCTAGCAAAACATTGTTCAACCTATAGAGTCTCTTTGCGTACCCAATCCTTCAAGAATACTGTTGAGACACAAGCAAGTGCAGAGGAGACACCTATTCAAAGAAAGTTGAGAGAAGAAAGGGAGAAGAGAACTAAAAAGTAAAGAAAGGAGAATTGAGTATGCCTATTTTAGATTTTTCAAAATTGACGCCAGACAATCAGGCGGTGAAGGATTTGAAAGACTTGATTGAACTGACAGTCTTTCAAAATGAGGATATGGAGCGTTTTATGACGTTCATGCCTAAAGTGACCAATGGCAAGAAAGTTGGCTTCATCGGTGAGATGGAGGATGTAGGTATCGCAGGTGCCGGATGTGACCCTGAATATCAAAAAGTGGCTATCGCTGCCGCCCAGAAAGTATGGGAAATTGGCGACTGGCAAGTCCCGTTGGAAATGTGCTATGAGGATTTGGAGAATACTATTGCAAAGTACTGCTTGAAGACCGGTACCAATATTGCGGACCTTACTTCTACTGAATATATGGATGGGATTGTCCTTCCAAAACTGACGGAAGCAATGATGAAAATGTTATGGCGCTTCACTTGGTTTGGAGACAAGGATGCCGCTAATATTGACGGTTCCGGTCAAATTACGGATGGATTGAATGTAGAATTGTTCAAGACATGTGACGGTTTCTTTAAACGCCTGTTTGCCATATGTACAGAGAATTCCGGTCAGCATACCGTTATATCAGCCAACTCTGAAGCATCTTATGCTTTGCAGAAGTCCAAGATAAAAGAATTGGGGGCTGCCACATCTGTGTTTGACACGATGCTTGAAGATGCGGATAGCCGTATTTTCCAGAAGTCCGGACATGCAATTTTTGCTACAAAATCATTATGTGATTCTTTGTCACGTGATGTGAGGGAGAAATATAAGGTTATTATGCCTTGGGCGGTCATTTTTGACGGCCTTGAAGTAGGAGAGTATGACGGCGTTACGGTCGTAAAATGTTCTATTTGGGATAGATTTATTCAAGCGTATCAGAACGATAAAACGAAACTGAACCTTCCTCACCGTGCGGTTCTATGTTCTCCGGACAATTTAATGTACGGTTGTGAAGGCGATAACCCGATATCTGACCTTGATATCTGGTTTGAAAGAAAACCCCGTAAGAATTATATCTATTCTACTGGTAAACTCGGTTCTATGATTGGCGAGGACAACTTGGTGCAAGTAGCATATTGACAAAAGGAGGTATTCTATGGGAGTATGTGATGATATTTTAAAGAAAGATATTGTTCCGTCGTGTGATGATCCAGTAGTACAAGGATTGGAGCAGGAAGGGGTAATAATGAATCGTGCGGATGTGGACTTTGCAGCCACAGTATTCAATTCTACAAAAAAGAATGTGATTGAAACGCTGGCTATGAAAACCGGGAAGAAGGCTTATAAGGTTGTTGTTCCTGGTAAAAATCCATTTACGGGTACAAAGACCTCATTAGTGGCTGGCACATATCGTAGTTCGTTTACCAATACTGTCGCGATTGTGATATTGGCAAACGACCCGGATGTATGCGCTGATGTTATTGACGGATTGGCTAACGGTACCTATGTTGTGGTGTTGGAGAATAAATATAAGGGTTTACAGAAAGAAGGAAACCCTGGTGATGCCGCTTTTCAGGTGTATGGTTACTACCAAGGGCTTACAGCTACAGCTATCGACAACGATAAGTATAGCGAGGATACTGAAGGTGGATGGGCTGTTACCTTGGAAGAGCAGAAAACGCCTAAATCTGCATTATTCTTGTTCAAGACGAGTTATGAAGCAACTAAGACAGCTGTCAACACTTTGACGGCTGAACCGGCAGCATAGGAGGGAATATGCTTGTCTTGGAGATGGTTGATAAGTTGAAGAGATTGGGGGATAAGGTCTCCCTTTCTTCTTCTGATAAATCAGACATTGAACTGATGTTTCATGAAGTTCTTGGTAGGACATTTACCAAGACCTCATGTGGTGATTGCTATCGTGACGCTGTGATTGAAATGTATTCGTACTTAAAAAGATATGGAAAAATGAAAGAAAAATCAAGTTATGCATTGAAAAATGGTGTATTGCTCCAAGTAGGCTTTGGAAGTAGTGAAATGTACACCAACAACAATCTTACTGACGAAGCGGCAGAAAGGTATCTTGCGGAAAATCCTAAAGGGATAGTCTTTTTTGCTTCAACGCCTTCCGATTGGGAGAAAAGGGTTGAAAGACGGATGAGTCCTGCTTTACCATTGGATGAAACTTTGGTTTCAGAATTGGTGAAAGCCTTTGAAGTGGAAGGTGCTACTTCTGAGATTGTGAGAGATGCGTTCAAGACTTATAAACTGAACGGGAAGAAAGTTACAGCTAAAGTATTGGATGCTCATATTAAAGAGGCTCAATCTGTAGTTGACTCTAAGCAGACTATAGAAGCCGTAGAAACGGTGAAATAAAGAATAACCTCACGGAACGATGAATGTAAATGAATTAAAGAAGAAGAGTAATAGGCGTGTTGACACGGGCTATTTACGTAATCTTGGCATCCAAAGCTACGGTGATGATAATTTATATCCCCAACATCTAAGAAATATCATCGCTGCGAGTTCAACGGGTAGCGAATGTGCAGAACGTTATGCCAATTTCATAGAGGGAAATGGGTTTCGTGAGGTTGCTTTTTCTGAATATGTGGTTAACCGCCGTGGAGATACGGCAGATGACATCCATGCTTTCGTCTGCAAGGATGTTGCTGATTACGATGGGATGGCGATACATGTTAATTATAATATGTTCGCAGATATAGTGGAAGTACAGCACATCCCCTTTGAAAATTGCCGTTTGTTGGAGGAGGATGAATCCGGATATATCGCAAAAATCGCAGTTCATCCGGATTGGACAGGAAAGAAAACCCGTCAGGGAAAAGCCATAAAGGTAATACCAGAAAATGTGGAGTTTATAGATGTATTTAATCCACGTAAGGAGGTGGTCTATGCGCAAATTCGGGCTGCCGGAGGGATTGAAAACTATAAGGGGCAGATACTATGGATTAGCAACACAGGGAAATTCGTGTATCCTATCGGAAGAGCTGACCGTGTGATTACGGAAATGAGTACGGATGAGGGATTAGCCAATGTGAAGTATCGTAATGTGCGTTGTAACTTCATGCCTTCCGGGATGATAATTACAAAGAAAGGTGCTTCTTCGGTACGTTTTGATGAAAACGGAAATCCTATAAAAGAGGATAGGACTAATGAAGATACTGGTTTTTCTGATACTATCGTGCAATTACAAGGAGACACCAATGCGACAAAGGTCTTAGAGGTAACCTTGGAATCTGATGAAGAAAAACCGGAGTTTGTGGATATTAGTCCTAAAAATTATGATAAGGAGTTTACCGTTACTGATGCCAGTGTGGTTGAACGTATTTATTCGGCTTTCGGGCAGGAGCCTTGGTATTGTATCCGGATTGGTAAGGTTGGTTTTTCTGGGGATATATTGGAAGATGCTTTTGAATACTATAACTCTATTGTGTCAAAGCAACAACGCATGATTGAACGGGCTTTTCAGAAAATTTTTGCGCATTGGTATGAACCTCTCAATCCTTCCAATGACTTTAGTGTACAACCTCTTAAATATATAAGAAATGCTGCGATGTCTAATAACAACAGATGAGGTCTATAAGTTGGCTCGTACGATGTCAATACACATCGATACGGAAAAGATAGAGGCATATATTCGGGAGTCGGAGAACATTGATTTGAAGTCAGCTTTGGGTGATGCTTTATTCTTAGATGTGAAAGAACATCCGGAAAATTATAGTGAGTTGCTTAATGGTAGTTCTTATACCATAGAATGTGGAGGCAAACGTTCCTTTGTAGGGCTGAAAATGACATTGGCATATTATACCTATGCTCGTATCGTGAAAAATGGAGATGGAAATGTCACCCGTTTTGGATTTGTCAATAAAGATAACGAATATTCATCGCGTTCTGATTTTAAGGAGAAACTTATGGCTTATAATGATGCTTTCTCTGTTGCTGATAGGTATATGAAAGAATGTGTTCGGTATTTGAATGATAATAAAAAAGACTTTCCGCTGTATAGGGGAAGTGGAGGGATTAATGCTAATCGTGTAACTTTTAGAGTACTTGGTGAATAATGCCTGATACACTTGACATATTAAGGAAACTTGCTCTACAGATAAGGAACGCCTCTTCTGAGGGAGAGAATACCGCAGAGAGGGTTGGACGGACATTTATTGGCATTCTTGAACTCATTCAACAAGGAATGAGCATCGAAGAATTATCAAAGGTGTTCCTTCGAAAAGACCAGGCTGACGGCACTCCCTTCCCCATAACCTTCGGAGATTGGGTCAAGTTCGGTGAGTTCATCACCGGTATTTCCGGAGGGTGCATCGACAAGAACGGTAATCTGGAGATGGAGGAAGGCATATTTAGGAAACGTCTGTTTGTTCCGGAGATTGCCTATAACCGTGTGACCTATTTCAAGGGACGTATGTGTGCCTCTCCCGGAGGTGGATGCACGGTCAAGGAGTGGAGCGACAACGGTGACGGTAGCTACACCATAACCCCGGATTTGACGGATGCTGACGGATTGAGCCAGTTTGTCGATGACATTCTGACCACCTACTTCGTCACCAAGAACGCCGAAGGCAAGCTGCAGGGGTTCGAGGAGATGAAATTCCGGGTGACTTCCGCAAACTATACAGCCAAGACATTCGTCATGACACCGAAGCCAGGTACTGACTGGAAGCCGGGGGATGCGATGGTATTGGCACAGACGGGTAACTTCACAGATGAGGATAGGCAGACGTACATCCTGATTGATACGGTGGGCGGCAACAACTGCATCACTTTCTTTGACCACGCCAATACATGGGATGTCGAGCCGGCACAAGAGATGTCGTGGATTGGCAAGAAGAAAGGCCGTACCGTACATGGCATTCCGGCCGACAACTACTCGGCTGTTTTTCGCCACGTCATCATGTCCGGCAAGATATTCCAGGTGGATGACATCACCGGCGAGGCTTTCCGGGTACCGCTATTTAAAGGTACGTGGAAAAAGGGTGAGAAGTATGCCTATTATGATGAGGTGACGCATAACGGCAGCTCATGGATATGTGTCAATGAGAAAGGCACGTCTACAGAACCGGCAGACGGCAATGCCGACTGGCTGAAATATGCGGCCAAGGGAGAAAGCGGCAAGGGTATCAAGTCTACCGATGTGGAATACGCGATATCGGTGTCTAATGTCATTGCCCCGGTGGACGGTTGGCAGACTACCTCCCCTGAATGGGAAGCCGGCAAGTATATCTGGTCGCGGACGAAGATTGTCTATTCTGATGGCGAAGTCAAGTACACTCAAGCGGCTTGTATCAGTGGTGGGCAGGGAGCCGACGGCAAGGGCATCAAGTCCATTACCGAAGAATACTACCTTTCCTCTTCATCGGCCACCACAACCGGAGGCGAGTGGCAGACAGACTCTCCGGCGTGGAAAAACGGCTGGTATATCTGGACCCGGACAAGGATAGTCTTTACTGATGGTACAAGTACCACAACGAACGCCATCTGTGTGACTGGCAGCAAGGGTGCAGACGGTACAAGCATTACCAATTGCGGTGACTGGCAGACCGGCAAGCATATACCTTACATGGGTATTACCAAGATGGCCGGACGTGTGTTTTTATGTGTCGCTCCTGATGGTACCGACAATCCTCCGATGTGGACTCAGACGACCAATGAGGGGCGCCGTATCCTGCAGACCCAGAACGGCGGCAAGTCCTACGGTTATACCATTACCGGGGACTTGAATACCGCTGAGTATGAGCTGCTGGTGGAGAACGGCCAGGACGGGCGTGACGGTAGGGATTATGAGTGGATTTTTAAGCATACTGCGGAAAATATCGCTCCGGCAACCCCTGCCACATCACAGGTGGATGACTATGTGCCGTCCGGCTGGCATGATGACCCGATTGGGGTGAGCGAGAGCCTGCCATACGAGTGGGCTTGCTGCCGAACTAAGAAGGACGGTGTATGGAACGCGTTCAGTCCGGCCGCCATCTGGGCCAAATGGGGCTTTGACGGTGAGTCGGCCATTGTAGCCGATTTCGACAATGAGATGGAGAGTGTGGCGTTGACATACGAGGGAAAGACTGTTTCGCAATCCGTGCTCAATACAACCGTCGGCATGTGGTATGGTACGAAGAAGCTACAGCTCAAGTCCATCTCATGCGTGACGCCTGCCGGTGTCACGGAAAGCTACAATGTCAATACGGGTGTGATAGCGTTTACCGTGGCTTCCGGCATTTCGATGCCTGCACGCTCAGAGGTCAGGATAACCGTTACGGCTACGGTACAGGATACGGATATAAGCCGTGAGCTGGTGTTCACCATTGCCGGTGTACGTGCCGGTAATCCGGGCAGTGATGCGATACTCTATAGGCTGGTGCCTTCCATATCTTCAGTAAGCAAGCGGAAGGATGGTACCTACAGTGTGGCAAGCGTGTCATGCACACGCACCAAGTCTGTAGGCGGTACCACTTCCATCACGACTGACGGTGTGCTGAAATACAGTAAGGACGGTGGTTCGGAGGTCGAGATACAGAACGGCACGGCCATTTCCCCGAAGAACTTCACGACGCAGCTGCAGTTCGTGTTCTACGTGGGTGGGCAGGTCGTGGACCGGGAAACTATACCCATGGTTGTGGACGGCAACGACGGTAATCCAGGAAAACCTGGCGGTGACGGCGAATCCGTCAAGGCTGGCGGTGAGTGGCGCACGGCTAATACTCCATACAAAAAGCTCACCATCTGTACGATGGGGAGTCGCTCCTGGCTCTCAAAGGTTGACACTTCGAATCCACCTCTATGGACTCAGACAACTCATGACGGGAGGCGAATCACTCAGACCCAGAACGGCGGCAAGTCCTACGGTTATATTATTACCGAAGAAGTGAACACCGACGAATGGGAACAACTGACATCAGACGGCGGCATGGTCTATCTCATCAGTACATGCAGCAATATACGGGTGAGCAATGCCGGTTCGCTTGTTCCTTCAGCTTTCCGCGTCTATGCCAAGCGGACGCTTGGTAGCGCCACATTGACTTATCCGGACGGATATCTGACCGCACGGGGGTACAGCAACGGGATATGGAGCGCCATCGCAGGGCCTTCGAGGGCTTCCGAGATTACGGTCAACGCTTCTGCAGGGTATTCAACGTTTTCAGTCCGCTGTTACCAGAGCCAGGCTGACGCTTCGGCATGGAATGACAGTTTCATTGCGGAGATATCAGTGGGTGTCAGCTATGACGGAGCAAGCGGACGAGACGCCAGCGAGCCGCGTCCGAGAGGTTTTTTCGCCAAAGGCAACACATATGTCTGGAATGAAGATTACCATGACATCGTACTGGCCACATTCAACAATCGAACCATTCCGTTTCGGGTACGGGCTTACGGTACGTCGGTCACTGTCGCACCCACCTCGATAGACGGTGATGCGAATTGGGAGGCGGCACAGCAGTTTATGTTTGTAGCTATGGATATGGCTTTAGCGAGAAAAATACGTGCTGATGAAATCCTTGTGGATGATTTGGTGGTACAGAACGTATTGGTAAGGGATAAGAATGGAAATGTCACTTGTAGCATTGATGGTGAGACTGGAGAAGTCAATGTTCAAGGAAAAATTACAGCGACAGCGGCATTCATAAAGATACATGGGTTTAGTTCCAATGAAGGCTACTTTTACCTGAACCCCAATTTTGGTTCGGATTTTGGCAATGGGCGTCCCAGTAGAATAGGCCAAAGTGAATACATGCTTCCCAGCTCTGCCCAATGTGTGGGTATGAAAATATCCTTGATCATATATAATAATTCTTCAGGGAGCACATATGGCTATGTGTCAGTTGTGACATCGGACGGATTTAATGATATGGAGTTGGTTGACGGTCAATACCATTATTGCAATAAAGCTCATATCACAGAGCCTGGTGTTTATGAATTCATATCATTGGGAGGAGTCTGGATTTCAACCAATAAAAATGGCATTTCGTATTCGTATGCTGATTTGGGTGACCATGATTACGAAAACCCGGTTAATTAACAAACTAATATAAATGGAAAGATGTATGAGAGTTTTTTATGAAAGCAAGACAGTTATCTTGATGTGAGAACTCTTTTTGAGTTCTTCAGATATTATGGAAAAATTTGATTTATAATTTACAAAACGAGACTAAAAACAAAATGTTAAATCGGGTAATATTTCCAGGTGGAAATTATGCCCCTTAAATGTAAGATTATGGCAGGTGATGATATAGCAATGAACCAGTTCCAGATAGTAAGTGATGCACCGTATGTATATGTGGAGTTGGCAGATGGTAGTCAAGGGAAAATAAAGAAGAGTGACCTTAAGCTGCAAATGTACAAAACAACTACTATTAAAGGTGGAGACTTAAACAATGTTGTAGAAGCAGGAGAATATATCGTATGGAGTACGGTGGCAAACATTCCAACCTATAGTTTTTATTGGGTCAAAGTTATAGGTTCAACTGATTTTGTACAAATAGCAATATCTTTTAGTGACTTGAAAGAGTATAAGAGGTCATACGTCAATGGCGCTTGGACTCAATGGAAATGATTTTTACTACTAAATAGAATATTTCCTAATATACTCTTTTTCTGCCATAATCTTTGCCCTTAAATGTGAGAATATTATGGCAGATGATATTAGAGAGAATGCAATGAGTGGTGGTACTCCGGCACGGCTGCGTGGACTGGACGCAAATGGCAATAGCATCAGTCCGACAGTGGTAGAAGTAATGAAGGCAATGGGAATATACATCTTTAACCTTACGCTGGCAGCAGGTGAAGAAAAAGACCTTGGTAACTTGGGATACGGAATGTATTTTCTTACGTCTACGGCACTTGGAATCTCTGCTGCTTTTATCTGTAGTTCCTATCCGGATAGTTTTATATCAGATGGAGGAAAAGGACGTTATTGTGATTACACGGATGGAAGTAAGTCTATTGTTTTCGGACGAAAAGAATTAAATGGAAGTTTTTTTATCAAGAATAATCAAAATGAAGAACGTGATATAAGAATAAAGAAAATATCAGTTTAGATTACTTAATTCGAGCACTCCATCTACTCTCTCACTTTCCTACCATATCCTTTGCCCGTATTTTATATGTAAGGTCAGCCGGGGAAAAAATCTATCTGGATGTTTACACTAATATACCTGGTGAATATAATGATTTCATCATATCTGCAGCATGTTTAATTGGATTCAGCCTGCAGGAACCGGAGGAAGTTGACGAAGCAATTCCAGAGGGGTATTCTGTCAAGGAATTTACTCTCTAATATGGAGTAAATTAGAGACTTCTATTTCTTGCCAATCTTCTTGCCCTTAAATGTGAGATTATGGCAGAGCAAGATATTAGGGAAGACCAGATGAACTCAGTCGGTAGCGTGGATTACGTGAGAGGCTTGAAAGGGAAAGATAGTGTGTTGGTTACTCCTTCATCTCTAATGACGCAAAGAGGTATTTTACACACATCAGTCTCTCTTTCTCCAGGTGAACAGTATGAATTGCCCTATACCGCCGGGTTGATTATGATACAAAACGCCTCTTATACGCTTGGAAAGGCCGTTGCCGTTTTGTTTGGAACGGGTTCAGGAAATTTGATAATATCCAATGAAGCTATCAATTTCTTCTCAGAGGTTGAAGGTAAGATTTGTGTATTTAACAATGGATTAAGAACGAAATTTGTTATCAAAAACACAATGAATATCGCTCAATCTGTTGTTTTTACATTTATAGAATAAATCTATTTAGTTTACCAAATAGGAAGAACTTTTCCTACCTTATATTTTTCCGTCATATCCTTTGCCCCTTAAATGTAAGAATATGGCAGATAAGCAAGATATTAGAGAGAATGCGATGAGTGGTGGAACACCTACAAGATTACGTGGACTGGCGGCAAACGGCAACAGTATATCACCAACATTGGAAGAGGTAATGAACGCAATGGGAATATATACCTATAGCTTTACATTGGCGGCAAAAGAGGAAAAAGACCTTGGCGACTTGGGGTACGGTATGTATTTGCTTGCATCCCCCAACAATGCAGCAACTGCTATATTTGCTTTTGGTTCCTATTCAAAAGGTTTTGTGTCAGATGCAGGTTCAAATTTTTACTGTGATTATACAGATGGGACTAAAGGTGTTGCTTTCGGTCGAAAAACGACAAATGGTAGCTTTTTTATCAAAAACAACAGAAGCACTGAAACATACATAGTTTTAAAAAGGATTGGTACCTTATGATAGTGGTTCTGCAAGCCATGTGGATTTTCATTCTGGTTATGCCCGTTCTGACCGAGATGGCCGGAACGGGTTTAATTATGTCAATATATTTGTTTCCATTCTCCCCAGTTATACGTATCTTTTCCCGTATTTTTCCTACCTATTAACATGAAGCCAGTCATATTATAACTATAAGCTTTTATTGTCACTACATCTAATCCATTTATATCTCCACCAATACGTGATATTATCTCAACAGTACCATAAAAGGTTCCATTCCCTTCAGGGCCATTGAAAGTCCCTGAAGTACTTGTATTAATTTCGTAAATATAAAGACCTGCCCTGGGAAAATTGGCAGGGTCTTTAAAATCTCCATTAAAATTCAATTTGGGAGTGATACGCACCAAATCATCCCTCTTTATTAGTACGCTGTCCTTACCTTTTAACCCTCTAACGTAATCAACACTGCTGACCGAAGTCATTTCATTTTCCTTAATATCCTCTGCCATACTTAACATATTTAAGGGGCAGAAGATAGGGTAAGAGATGAAAGGAGCAAATTATACCGCCAGATTAGGTAAGTGAAATTGACTTCCATTCGGTCCAATTGTCCCAATTTCCCGCATTATATACTTGTGAACGAGTATATAACTCCCCAGTTCGTGAATTTATTAGAATTTGGGAAGCCATATCTGTTTCCATGTAATGCAACAATAACCCATTTACTCTTTCTGGCGAATTCAACGCATTAGCAGAATAATATATTCCATTTTCTGAAATAGTATTAAGGTCTTTATCTCCTCTCAGAAGTCCTTTATATGCAAAAACTCTTGTGAATAAATCACTCTTCTTAATCTTCACCTGGCTGCCATTCGCTGTTTCTCCATAGATGTATTCTACATCCGTCACCACTTGGAACTGGTTCATCGCTATATCTTGCTTCTCTGCCATAATCTATTACATTTAATGGGCAAAGGATATGGTAGGAAAGTGAGAGAGTAGATGGAGTGCTCGAATTAAGTAATCTAAACTGATATTTTCTTTA